CACATAAGACATGATTGATTCGATGCTACTCAGACCTCCTCAGATGGACGAGAGCAGCATCCAATGAGTCAGATACATATGATCATCACTAACCCAGTCATTTACTGCTTACATAGGGTAAACTGATAGCGGATTGGGCAATCAAGCGTACCATCTGATACGATATGATTTAAATAGGGAGACAAATTGATCTTCACCCAATTAAATCAAAGGCATATCAAATGGCAGGCAAACCAACAGTCGAACCATATGTGAGAACAACACAGGGTATACGGACTTACGGACAGAGGGCGAGAGAGAAGATTGATTCTACCTTGATACTCAAGAAGTTGGCGAACCATGTGCAAGATGCTGATTCTAATCCACTTTCTCAGACCCAGATAGCAGCAGCTAAACTGTTGTTAGACAGGACTGTACCTACCATCCGACCCATCGAGGTTAAGCAGGAAGGTGATCGGAATGCTAAGACCATCACCAATTCAGAACTATTCCTGATGATCGAGGGCCAGTCGAAGAGAGTAGCCAATGACTCTTGAGTACGACAAGGGAGTTGAGTTACTCAAGCAGAGAGCGGAAGCTGTTGATAACCTTATAGTTTATACCGAGATGATCGACATCCCATCAGTACCCTTGGATGCATCAGAGGATCAGTGGGAAATCATAAAGACACCACTCGCATCCCATCATCGATTGGTACTCCACGCACTGCAGAACATGGTCGAAGGTCAGCTGCTGTACGATCCGCAGTCACTCTTCCCCGTCACACGCGCCACACCAGATGGGTTGATGCTGCACCTGTCAGGCCAAACCCCCCACGCCGTCCCGTTCGATGGGGGTATACCTGATAATAAAGTCGGTGACCCCTCTCCAAAATCCCCAAAAACGACCGAATCACAAACTGATGTGATAAACGCATTCGTTGAAAATCAATCACTTGACCTCTCGGGTGACCTCGAAGTGATAAAAATCACGGGTGTTATACCCCCTGTTTACCTTGCTGACCTGCGGTATCACGTATGCAAGCGGGTAATGATAATGATGCCCCCCGGATCGGCTAAGAGTACGTATGCGTCCGTGGTGTTTCCGACATGGCAGATGGGCAGGAGGCGGGATCAGGAGGTTATTTTGACGGGGTGGGGTGATCCAATATGTCGTAGGCACGGAAAAAGAGCAAGGACGATCTGCAAGAGTCCGTTATTTTCTGCGATTATGAGCAGTGGATTAGACCCGAATACTCGGAGCGCGGAGGACTGGGCGTTGGTGAACGGATCGAGTTACAAGAGTTCCGGTATCAATTCTGGTGTAGCGGGTTTCCGTTGTGATGGGTTGGTGTGGGATGATTTGACGAAGAACAGGAAGGAGGCTGATAGTGAAACCATCAGGAATGACGTTTACAACGCCTATATTGACGATGCAAGAAGTCGGAAGAAACCGGATGCTTGGGAGGTCGGTATTGGGACGCGATGGCATGAAGACGAGACCATGGGAAGGATACTGCCTGAAGGTTACGCAGGTGAGAGTGGGTATGTGGAGTGTCGGGACGGTAACGTTTGGCTTATTATCTGCCTCGCTGCGGAATGTGAACGACTCGATGACCCACTTGGGAGAGAGGTAGGCGATATGATCTGGCCTGAGTGGTTCGGTGAGGGGTACTGGGCGGAAAAGCGGGTTAATCCAAGATCGTGGGGTAGCTTGTATCAGCAGCGACCTGCTCCGGAGGAGGGGATATTCTTTAAAAAGGAGATGTTCAAGCGGTACGAGGTGCTGCCGGAAGGGGATAATTATTTTGGCCTTGATCCTGCCGTGACGGATGAGGATGATAATTCGAGTGCTGATGACACGGTTATTCAGGCGTGGCGCGTTGACGAGTTTGCCAGACTGTATCTGATCGAGGAGTATTGTCGTCCGGTGACGATGGATATCTGGATCGGGCAGATGGTTGAGATGGGTATCAGGTATAAGCCGTTGGAGATTTGTGGTGAGTCAGGAGTGATCCGCAGGGCATCTGAACCGTTTATCAAGAGAGCCATGCGCGTGGCGAAGGCATTTTTCATGTACCACTGGGCGCATCGTTCTGCAAATAAAACTGCGATGGCGCGTGGCGCACAGGCAATGGTATCCTCTGGTCAGGTATTTGTTCCGTATGGGCAGGTTGGAGATGACTTCATCGATGAGTGTATTCGGTTTCCTGCTTCGAAAAAAGACAACAGGGTCGATGCATTTGTTAACCTGTGTATGCGACTGGAAAATATATGGGAAGCGAATCCGGCGAAAACGGTTGAAGAAGAGAAACCCATAATTAGTGGAGGCGGAATTCCAATCTCACAATTGATGCCTGCAAGATTCCCCAAGAAGAAAAGCAAGTGGAGAAAGGGAACAGCACTCACTTGAGTTATAATGGTGGAAGGGAGTCGTTGGTCTCCCCACCACCTTCACAACGACTTTCAACAGTCCTCATGAACATACTCAGTTTACCACAAGTAATTGCGATGTTACAAAAAGGCATAAAGCAGTGTATTATTATTAAAGAATTGGGCTTATCCCGAACTCAGGTCAACTCTATTGCCACAGGAAGAACATGGAAGCACCTACCCAGATCGAATTAACCTCCGGTGAAGAGAAAGTAAAAAACACTGCTCGACAACAGCAGCTTCAGAAAGTCTGGAACTCCCGAATAACAAAAGAAGAAAAAGCGCACGGGAAGTTCAGGAAGGAAAGTCGTAAGGTCGAGGTCGTATTCAACGCCAAATCCGATGACCAGTACGTCCCGCTATACTGGCAGGTAGTCAACGTTCAGCACGTAGGTGTATTTTCTGCCCAACCACTTCCTGATGTCAGACCCCGTAACGAAGAATCCAACCCAGTATTCAAATCAGTCGCCAGAATGATCCAACGGGGATTGGGTTACTGCATCTCCAACCCAAGTTTCGATTTCAACTTCAACCGCTCCGTTGACGACTACCTTGCGATGAGTTTGGGTATCTGTCGCATCAAGATCGATTCGGTGATCGAACAGACCGAAATGGGTCGTGACTTCTTCAACCAACCCGTGATGGAAGAATCAATCGGTGACCAGACGCTCAGGTGGGAATACTGCGCGTGGGGACGTTTTGGTTGGGAAGCGTGTAATTCTTGGGAGAACTGTACTTGGATTTACTTCCGGCATCGGATGACGCAGGCGCAGATTCGTAAACGCTTCGGCAGAACCGTCTCAGCATCCAAGGATAAGGACGATCCGACCGATTCCGATTCGTGGATGGCTCAGACATACGATATTTATGAGGTCTGGGACAAAACTGCCCGAAAGGTGCTGTTTATCGCCAAGGGTGAGGACGAACCACTACAGATAGTCGAAGACCCGCTCGGTTTGCTCGACTTCTGGCCTATCCCAACGCCGATGATGATGAACCTGCCCTCTGAGGAACTCATCCCGCAGGCTGATTACAAATATATAGCGCACTACGATGCAGAATTGAACCGTCTGCAGGAAAGGCGCATGGGACTGCTCGAACAGATCAAATCCACGGGCGCATACGACAAGGGTATGCCGGAACTGGAAGGAATGCTCGGTCTTGAGGACGGTGAACTGCTTGCTGTCCAGAATCTTGTCGGAAGACTCGCTGCAGCAGGCGGAAAGGCCGATTTCATCTTCTGGACTCCAATTAAAGAGAAGGTAGAGACATTAGTCCAATTAACCACCCAAATTACCTTCGTAAAAGCCCAAGTTGACTCAATTTTGGGTATTGCAGACATCGTTATGGGTGTCACAAAGGCATCGGAAAGTGCCACCGCACAGGACATAAAAGGGCGTTGGGTCGGCATCAGACTCACAAGAAAAAGGGAATGCGTCCAATATACGATCAGAGAAATGCTCAGGATCATGGCACAGCTATTTGGCAGCCATATCACCCCTGAAAACCTCCAACGTATGACGCAGATGCAGATGACTGAAGAGATGATGGAAATCTTCAAGAATGACACGCTGATGGACTTCGTCATCGATATCGAGACAGATTCCACTGTCGCAAAGGACGAGGCAAAGGAACGGGTTACCTCGCAGGAAATG